CAAGCAGTGGTGTGTTCTCCACGAAGACGTAGCGCGGTCGTACTTCACCGATGATTCGGGCCATCTCGCGCCATAGGCCGCTGCGTGCGCCATCAATGCCTGCGCCTTTACCTGCGGCGCTGATGTCCTGGCAAGGAAATCCGCCCGATACCACGTCAACAAGGCCTCGCCACGGTCTGCCGTCAAAACTGCACACGTCAGACCAAATCGGGAAAGGCGGGAGGCATCGATCATTCTGCCTTGTCGCCAAAAGTTGTGCGCAGTAGGCATCACGTTCAACGGCGCAGACGCAGCGCCAGCCATTGAGGTGGCCTGCAAGTATTCCTCCACCAGCGCCTGCGAAAAGAGCCAGCTCATTCATGCCCCTGTTTGCCAGGTTGTGTGGCGGTTTTCATGAACACCAGCCAATGGGTGAGTCCTTTGCGTCCTGATGGATGTCCAAATAGTGGTTGGTGAGGCGTCAGTTCCAGCACGTCGCGCAATCTGATCTGAGTTTCGTTCCATTTGAAAATCAATACGCCATCAGTGTCGAGCACCCGGAAGCATTCTGCGAAGCCTTGGCGGATGTCGTCACGCCAGTTTGCGGATAACCGGCCATATTTGGCCGCCAGCCAGCTTGCATTTCCTGCCCTTGCAAGGTGTGGGGGATCGAACGCCACCAGTTTGAAGGCGCTATCCGGGTACGGCAATGCCCGAAAGTCCAGTAACACATCCGGTTCAATGCGCAGAATGCGCGTGCCATTTGTGCGGCCATGCGAGCGGTCAGTGACGGTGATGTGTTCGCACCGACAATCACCGAATATGACGTCAGGGTGATGTTTGTCAAACCACATTGCACGGGTACCGCAACAGGCATCAAGGATTTTCATTGCTAATGTCTCGAATAATACTGTTGAGTTTGGTGGTATCTATCACGTTCTTGTCCTCAAATAGTCAGGGTAGATCAGTAGCTCGGTTGAGTATGCCGACGGCGGCGCAACGCCCAGGCGTCCACCTCGGATTTGCGCCATTTTTTCTCGTTGCCGATAACGAGCGGATGCGGGAAGTCCGAACGGCTGGCCACCCGCTCCAGAAATCCGCGCCGATTGGGATGCCCCTCGCGCGTGGTCATGCCCAAATACACGGCGGTCGCATCCGCGCTGAGCCAGCGGTCGCCCTCAATGAACGCTGCCAGTACGGCCAAGGTGTTGGTTTCGCTCACGGCCTGCCCTCACCACGGCGCTCGCACTGAAACACCCAGCACCGCACCGAGCGCTGGGTGCGGCTGGAATTGACCGTTTTCATGTCGATGAATTTGCGCCGCCTCGACGTGCGTAACAAGCGCTTGAGCACCGCCATCTCGCAAGGTGGATGAATCCCGGCGCGGGTACACGTCGCTTCATATTCGACCAGGTTGATCGCCACCACACTGTCATCGCGGCTGTGATCGAGTTCGACCATGTCTCCATTTTTGAGCGCCTTGCCGTCCAGGTATTCGAACTGCTCCCAGAACGCCTCTACGTGCGGATGGTCGAGATTGATTGTCTGTTGGCGCTGTATCGCCATCTGTTCGAGCAAAAGGTGCACGGCACGATGTTGCAAATCATCCAGGCCGACAATAGGTTTCAGTGCATCCGCCAGCGCCATCAACTGCGCATGATTTTTGGCGATACGCACGCTCTTGATGTCATCGCGCGCCAGCAGCCGGTCTTCGTATACCCGGCGCTGTTGGTGCACGGTCTCCATGACCTGCTTCTCGGCCGCTGTGGCGGCGAGGATAAACCCGCTGACCTCTTCCATCGGCATCCGCTCCAATTGCTCGGCCAGGGGTTTGCTGTCGGCGGTATGCCGGACTTTGTCAAAATGCAGGTGCACGATACGCTGGATAATTGCATCGCTGGCATTGACCGGGTCATTTTGCGCAATCACAATCGCCGCGCGGAACGGTGGCTCATAGGTTTCATTGCCATTGTTTTTCATCCCGCGGGCGCGCACCGAGCGTCCGTTATACGCGGTCTTGAGTTCATTCCAGTCAAACGCCCGCGCCTTGCTGGTATCGTCATCGCGGTCGGATTCAATCAACACCACCGGCAGGTTGGACACCTGGGCAAAATTGCGCGCGCGGGCGGCATGGGTGCTTTTATTGGGGTCGAACCCTTCATAATCACTACGCCCGAGCAGCTTCCATAAAAACTCCACCAGCGTTGATTTACCCGAACCCGCCTCACCGACAATTTCCAGAAACGGATAGCTTTTATCGTGTACGCGGATTTGCTCGGCAAACAGACTGCCAAACCAGAATGTCAACGCGACAATGCCTTTCGGGCCGAAGCACTGCCATAACAGATTCACCCAATCGGTGCGGTATTCGCACCGTTCGGTATTGATGTTGAGCGCCACACTCTGGCTCAACGTTTTGATCGACAGTTTGCCCAGTTCAAAATAATCATCGTCATTGAGTCGGGCGAGTTTGCCGCCGTGCATCGCAATATCACCAAAGACATAACACCCGTGCTCGCGGCTGTAGCCGATGTAATCGATGGTTTCCACGCGCATCACTTTGGCGTTTTCGCGCAGAATGCGGTCAAGCTGTGTCTGGCTGCCCGTCCACACCGCGCCGGGCGCGACGTGCATCAGGCGTTTTTTGAACTCGGCTGCCACCGCCCGCTGTCCGGCAGTAAACGTGCACTTGACCGGGCGCTGAAAATACGGAGATTCGATCTTGGTGTAATACCACGCTTCATCGGTGATCGGATTGGCTTGGTAATACAGCACGGTCGGATGGCAGTTGGCGATTTCGCGCACACAGTCCAGCTTCCGCACAGTATTGGCATCGAGATCATCAATATCGATCTGTTGCAGCTCATCATCATCCGCCCCGGCCATTTTGCTTGGTTTTTCCAGCTTGAACCAATACAGTCGCTGTTCAAATTCAAAGTGAAACTGCCAGCGCCTTTTGCGGTTGAACAATAACGCCGCCTTGGCGTCCGCCGACTTCGCCAACAACAGCGCGCCTTGGTGCAGATACTCCTCGATATCGGGCTTGCCCAGTTTCCCGCGTTGGTGCAGGTCATTCCAATCGAGCTTGCCGCGCGGCGGCGGCGGGATTTGCGCCGCCTTGCATTTCCATCCCTGATCTCGCGCTTTTTTCACCCATTTGCGGGTATAACCCTGCCCGGACACATCATGATCGAGTGCCCACACCAATACCGGGCGCTTGTGCCCGGCCTTGCTGCACTGCTCTGCCAGCGCATCCAATGCAAGCCCTGGATAATTGTTGGACGAGAGCAGCGCCCGCGCCGGAATGCCGTTCAATTCCAGCGCGATGGCATCAAAAATTCCCTCGGCCAGCCACAGCGTTTCGGGCATCTGCTCGGTATCTGGCAACTGCCACCAAATCCCCGCACGCGATTTACCCGGCGCAAAGCGCGCCTTCATGCTGCCAAAGCGCTCCGGGTGATCGATCAACCGCTCCCAATAACTCCCGCCCGCCAGTGCAAAGCGCACCGTGGCCGTGGAGAGTTTCTTTTCATGATCGACATAGCTTTCCTGCGTATACGTCCCCTTCAGCCGCTTCAAATCAAACCCGCGCCCCTCGCGCAGATATCCATCTGCCGCCGCGTGCGGGCTGGCCTTGGTGACCTTGTAGCGCTTTGACCAGCTTGCAAACAAATCCGGGTACAGTTCTTTGACGTGCAGCTCCGCCCCGCATTTGTTCTCGCGGCCGCAACGAACCAACCACGGTGCATCGGCGGGCGCATACAACTCCTTGCGCCCGCACTCCGGGCAGCGGCCTTGTTGCAGCCAGTCGCCGCGCGGCTTGAGCGCGTAGTCATCAATCAGGCGTTGGGTAATGGCGGCTTTGAGATCATCGCGCATCGGCCTGGCCCTCCCCGGACGGCATGGGGAGAGTGCTGGTCGCATCGACCTCATTGAGCACGCGGTCCAGGCACACGGCGATCAGCCCGGCGACGGAGGCCATGCCGCCGATCTGGTGGATGCCGGGCATGCCGTCCACCTGGTCACCCAGGTGCGCCAGCAGTGCCGATGCCTGCTGTGCCAGATGCAGCGCATCCAGGCTGGCGGAGGGAAGGGAATACGGGAAAGGTGTGGTGTTCATGCGAACGCTCCTGTTTGAGGCGTTGAGATAACGCCAGGCGGGAGCGTTTTGACGCGCGCCCGCCGGGCGGCCGGGAGGTTCAAAACTCGCAAACAGACGAGCGCGACTGCTTCCCCTTGCGGGTGTTGTATCCGTCGCCCTCCCGGCCATACATGAACGCATGGTGCGGGCACAAAAAAACCGCGTGCTGACGGGTGCGGGTGCCGCTGTTTGTGGGAGTTTTGAAGCTCCATCCCTTTCGGGACAGCGGCAGGGTTGCATACCGGCGCGCGGGTGTCAAGTTGCGTGGCGGATTTCATGCCTGCCCTCCAACATCGGAAGTGGCGCACAGCGGTGTTGACCGCGCCAGCTTGACCAGCCAATGCGCCAGTTTTTCCGGGGTGCGTTCACGTTCGGCTTTGCTTACCTCTGGTCGCCACCCGAGCATGCCTTTGCGCAACCGCGTGCCATCTTTCCTGCGCATTCTCGATTGTGCAATGACATGACTGGCAGGTCCCAATCTCAATTCATATGCGGGAATCTGCGAAGGCAGACAACCGACGATATATAGCCACGTCCATTTCTCGGCCCTGTGACCAAACCACCATTGCTGGATCTGCATTGTCCAGCCGCCGTAAATGTCAATATCGCCTGGGTATGGTAATTTGCATTCAGGCCATAGCAGCGAATTTCTGGGATGTTCCAATACTCCGCCGCAGCGGCGAACCTGATCTACGGCCCAGATGCCCAATTCCTCCTCGCCGGGGGCGGGCTTTGCGAAATACCAAAGTTTTCCCCACGCTCGACACGGCGGATGCGCAATGACCGGCATACCGCCCGCAAACGTCTGCGCGTCACGCTTAATGTCATACACATCGCAGCCTGGAATGGTTTTATAGATACTGTCCTTACGCGCAAACAGCACGGCAACATCGGGTGCACTCATACCGCACTTTCCTGCATCCGCCGCTGTGCCCGTTGCGCATCCCGCTCACGCCACAACGCCCGCCACTGGCGCTGAATCCACAATCCCTTGCACCATTGCGCCTGCCAGCGGGCGTAGCTGTAACCGGGCATATGCACCAACTTCTGATAATACGCATCCAGCCGGGCGCGGTTGATCTGGCGTTCGTAATGATTGGTCATGACAGGCCCTCCTCAGGCATTGGGTGCTGTGGGTGTATTCGGCATACGCTGCGACAGCGATGCACGCGGCGGCGGCTTGATGCCCAGCGCTACGGCGGCGCGATAGGCATGGCCGTAGCGGCCCTTGCTGCGGCCCTTGAGCACATCGACCACGGCATAGCGGCTCAAGCCGTGCTCGCGGGCAAACGCGGTGAGGGTGATGCCGCGCTCATCCAGCCAGCGGCGGGCTTGGGCGGGGGTGCGCAGACCGATGGGGTAGACGGTGCTCATGGTGATGTCCTCGCGGGCAGATAGTGGTAATGCACGTCCGTCATTTTTCTGAAGCGCCCGGGCGGATGGCCGGGAGGGAAACGATTGAGCGCATCACATTCATCGGCCGCTGCCAACAAGGCCTTTGCATACGCCCGCGCGCCGATCGGATGCATGACCGATCCATTGCCGGGCGCGCCGTCCATCAGCATCATTGCCGTCCCGGCGGGATGGTCAACCCAATGACGGACGTGCAGGACATGGTGTTTGATGGTGTGCATGGCGGGTTCCTCACGGTGTTGACGGCCTGATCCGGCCAAGGGTGGTAATTTGTGTGAATCGCTGCGAAAATCTCAGTCACTGACCGGCAGGCCCAAGGCGATACGGACTTTGCGTCCCTCGCCGAAGTGGCCGCGGCGCAAGCCGCGAACGACGTCGCTGACGGTGCGGTAGCGGAAACCGTGCTCGGCGGCGAAGGATTTGAGCGTCTTGCCCTCCTCACGCAGGCGGTGCTTGACCTCGGCGAGGGTGGCAGGCGGGGCGGGTTTGATGGTCATGGCGGGTGTCAAGGTGCGCTGCGAAGTACAGCGGTAGCGCGATTATTGTACGTAAAAACGTACCTGTCAATAGGGGGTTTGGTCTTTTTATGGGTTCTATCGGTGAGCGACTACGCGAGGAACGTACCCGGCTGGACTTGAGCCAAGAAGCGCTTGGGGTCATTGGGGGAGTGCGGAAACAGGCACAACTCAAATATGAGAAAGGCGAAACGACGCCAAATGCCACCTACTTGGCGGCTCTCGCAAGAGTCGGGGCTGACGTGCAATACATCGTCACCGGCCAAAGAAACTCAGCGGCGCTCAGTGCTGATGAGGAAGAATTGGTTGCCCGATTTCGCGCCGCCTCACTAGCGGTCAAAGCTGCCGCAATGGGAGCGTTGCAAGGGGCGGCTGAAGCGATGAAGCCAGCCAAACATCTCCATGTTAGTGCGCCTGGCGGTTATGCCGCTGGGCGTGACGTTGTGATCAACGGAGAATTTTCTATGCCACGCCGCACAGACGGTGAGCCTAAACAGTGAGTGATGCTATGAAAAACATCCGCTTTGTATATGCGTACGAAGATGATCGCCGCGAGATCAAGTCTTGGCGTGAGGAAGAGGGGTACATTGTTGGATTCGACTTGTCGGATGGAAAAGTCAAAACCTTCCGCAAAGATCGCATCCTGAGGTACTTGGATGGCACAGAATCTTTGTTATTGGATCCTTATACAGGGCCACCGTTACGTCAGAAAAAATACCAGGACTCGCCGCCCCATATCATTTTCACCGGCTTTCCAAAGGCAAAAAAGGCGGAACTGGAAGCGCAGGCCACACAGGCCGGAATGAGGGTATGTGCCACGGTGACACAAGATTGCGCCTATCTGGTCGCCGGGCCGAACGCTGGGCCAAGGAAACTGGAAACAGCAAAAGCTGTAGGCGCTTTGATTCTCGATGGCGAGCAGTTTTTGAGTATGCTGGAAACAGGAGAAATTCCTGATGAAGAGGATGAACTTGCCGAGTTTGATGATGAGCTTGCTGAACTTGACGATTCTGAACAAGCGGGTCCAGGTACAGACAGCGGGATAGACCCTGATGTAGTCGGAACCATCGATCTCGCAAACAATCCACCCCCATTACCGTCGCAGGGCGTGCGTCATCCGCAAAAAACAACAGGTGCGGCCACCAAGCGCAATGTGCCTCGAACAGACTTCAAACCGGACAAAAAGGGCTGCCTGGATGCGCTCAAAGGGTGCCTTGTCCTTATTGTCTTCGCCGTTGTCATTATCATTGCCCTCGCGCTGGTCGTTGCTCTGTTTTCCGGTGAAGGGAATGTTGAAGATTCACCAGGCACATCCGTTGTTCCTGAAGCATCGAAGATAGTTTCTGCTGACGAGATTGTCCTTCCTCGCGGCACCGCCACTGATGTTATACAGAAAGCATTAGCAGGCTTCGGTGCGGAAATAACACTCGTCGATGGCGTTCTAACCGTAAAAATGGATGATCCTGAAGTCCATATATTGAGTTATAAGCATGCCATCAGAAGAATCGGCCTTTCACGCTGGGGAGCCAGAAACAAGTCAGATGCTCTTTCGGATACGCCGTATTGGGATGGCATCATGACAGTCCGCGTTAGAAATGTCTCGGGAAGCCAAGGTTGGGATTTCAATGCGGGAGATAAAATTTTCGATGAAGTAAAGGACTTGGACGGGTGGGATTTGGAGGATTATGTTTTGGAGCGTTCAATCGTGTTTGGTGACTGAAGGAAAGACGCCGCCGACAATGCTTGTCAGCGGAGATTCGTTCAGTCGCTTTTTGAGCCAGGCTCATTTGCCGATTGCTGCCCGCGCCATTCTTTCAGCGCCTGCTGGCGCAGCTCGGCGGGCATCTCCGGCAGGTGACACGGGGCCGCGTCGGGGATGCCGGTCGGGCTGGTGAGGTGGGTCAGCTCGTTATGTCCGGTGAAGCTGGCATTGCACAGCGGATTTGTGCAGGTGTAGGTGTCACTGCGCAGATACGGGTGAAGCAAAAAACTGCTGCGCTTGATCAGTTTTGAGTGGCAGAAGGGGCACTCAAATACGGTACGCTGGCGCGGGGCTGACGGCGAGGTGGATGCAGCAGCTTGAAAACGGGTGGCAGACATGGTTAACTCGATGAATCCAAAAGGGAAATATATCAGCATTCAGGGCGATATTCAGGAATCGCCCGGTTTGTCCTCCGCATCGCCGGTTTCCAGTTCCAGCGCGGTGGAAAACCCTTGTGAGCCGGTCAGGGTGTGGGTGGTCTTGATGACCAGCCAGTCGGTGCCGTCGATCTCGGGTTTGAATCCGGTCAGGGTCAGGTGTTGCTCGGGCGAGAGGTCGGCGCGACCGAAGGCGAGGGTGTAGTGGAGGGTGGCCCCGCCGCGCTGGATGCGTCGCCAGGCGGATTGGGCGTGTTCGCGGGCGATGCGCTCGCTGGAATAGGTTTCGCGCAGGCGTTTGGCATTGTCTTTCTTGCCGACCAACACGGATTTTCGTCGCGCGCCGACTTTATCCGTCCAGTACGCGCGCACGCCGGAATAGACATCGCGGTCTACCACGCAATAGCGGTGCTGGTCGCCGTGGCGGCGGGTGAGGGTCAGCAGCGGCGGTGAGCGCCGGTCCAGCGGCTGGCCTTGGCCGATGGGCTGGAATAACAGGCTGCCATCGCGCAGGGCGAGCGTCGCGTCAAAGCGGTGCGACAACCCCGTCAAGAGGTGGATATCACTTTCATCGGCCTGGTCGAGGTGGTCAATAACAATCGGTGACAGGGCGGCATCGATGTCGGGCGTGAGACCGTGTTCACCGGCGATGCCACCGACAATCGCGCCGAGGGTTTTGCCGTGCCAACTGCGCGATTTGCGAATGCGCAGGTCTTTAGTGAAATCGGCGCTGCGGGCGCGGATGGAGATGATATCTGGCGCGCCGCTGTGCTCGACCTCATCCACGCGGAATTGGCCCTTGTCGATCAGCCCCTGCTGGTGTGAGCCGATGGCCACGGTCAGCATGACGCCGCGTGTGGGCAGTGCCATCTGGCCATCGTGGTCATGGATGCGCAGGTCAAGCTGGTCGGCCTCTTCGCCGCGCGTCTCGCACAGGGTGAGTTCCAACAGGCGCGGGGCGATGCGGGCGGTGAGGTCTTGCCCGTCCAATACTACGCGCCATGCGGGGGTGTCGTGGCCAATCATGCGCCCACCTCCGCCAGTTCCGGCGGATCCACCCGGGTCAAGGACAGCGAAAACTCGATCTTGCGGGCGCTGCCGTCGCGCTCGAACAGGGTTTGCGTATCACTGATGGCGGTGATGACGAATGAACCCAGCACCTCGCCCGCGCCGGTGACCAGTGGCCAAGGCTGGCCGGTCTCGGCGAGCTCGCGCACGTGGTCGAGATTGACCGGGCCGCCGGTGATTTCGTGGTGGATGACGCCGGACAGTTCAATGGTTTCCTCGCCGGTACCGAGATACTGGTAGACCGCGCGTGCGCCGATGCGCTCGCTGGACGCATGCCGCCACGCCATCTGCCGCTGCAACTGCTGGTAGGCCAGGGTGGACAGGGAAAACACGAACGGGCCAAGGGCCATCATCATTGCAGTTAACCTCAGTCGTAATCGTGTTGCCAAGCGCGGGTGCGGGCGCGGCGTTCGTGTTCGACCTGATCGATCACCCGGCGCACCTCACGCGCAATTTCCGGTGCGCTGCCGCCGGGGGCGTTGATGGTGATGTTGATGGTCATCGGCGCGGCGGCGGGCGCAGGCGCGGCGCTGCGGGTGGCAGGGGCCATCACCGGGGCGCTGGATGCCATCACTGGCGCGGCGGCACCGGCCACGCCCAGGGTAATCCCGGCTGCGGCCTTGCGCAGGCGCTGACCCATGCCCAGAACCGCCTGCACTGGCTCGCTTTGGGTACGCACGATGCCGCCCGCGTAGCCCTGCATGGTGAAATCGCCCAGCCCGGCAAACAGGCGTGAGGGGCTTTTGATGCCGAGAAACGCCTTAAACCTGCCAACCGCGCCGCTGACCGCGCCGGTGATGGCATTGCTCACCGCCCCGGCCATATTCTTGATGCCGTTGATGAGCCCGGTGAGCATATCCACGCCGAATTGCAGCATTTTGGCGGGCCAGCCGGACATGAACGTCTGAATGCTGTCCCAGATGCCGCCAAGGCCCTCCATGATGCGCCCGCCATCGCCGGTAAAAATCCCTGCAATCACGTCCCACGCGCCCTTGAGCACACCGACAATCAAGTCCCAGGCTTGGCGCAGGCCGCCGAGAATCCCGTCCCATAACGCGGACAGGAACGCCTTGATCGGCTCCCAGTTGTTCAGCACCATCGCCAGCGGCGTCCATGACAGCCTGGTCTTGATGAACTCCACTGCCCAGCCGATACCACTCGTGATGCCCGCCCACAGCCGGGCAAAAAAGCCCTTGATCGGCTCCCAGTATTTGTAGATAAAGTACGCCGCCACGGCAATGCCGGTGATGGCCAGGCCAATCGGGTTCATCAGCAAGGCCCGGCCCAGCCACAGCACGGCCTTGCCGACCAACATGAGGCTGCTCTTGAGCAGGAGCAGCGCCCGGCCTCCCAACCACCATGCGCCTTTAGCCGTCAGCATGAGACCCTTCCAGAGCAGGATCAACGCACGGCTCCCCAGCCACCATGCACCTTTTGCTGCCCACACGAAACCGCTCTTGAGTAGGAGCAATGCCTTGTAAGTATGCGAGAGCATCATCAGCGCAATCCCGCCGGTCATCGCCAGCGCTCCCAATGCGGTGACCAGACCTGTCACGGCCAGCGCCGCCAACCCCAGCACTTTGGCCAGGTGCGGATTGTCCTTGATCCAGGCATTGAGGCGTAGCAACAGCGCGGAGACGGATTGGGCGAGGGCGCGCAAGGTAGGGCCGATGGCATCGTTCAGTGACAGCATCACGTCCTGAAACGCTGAAATCAGGTTGTTCCAATCGCCGGTAAGATTGTTGGCCATGACCTTGGCGATCTTTTCCGCGTTGTCTTCGCTGTTCTGGATGATGTCAAAATACGCCGCAAATGTGCCCTCACCCATGGCGTCGGCCATGAGTTCGGTCAAATTGCTCCCCCCGGCCATGGCGCGCTGGCCGAAAATGTTTTTCAGATAGCCCAAACGGTCGGCACCGCCGACCCTTTTCCGTTTGAATGCGGCATCGATGCCGGCCATGATCTCCACGATATTGCGCATGTTGCCGTCCTTGTCCTTGGTCGTTACACCCAATTGACTCAGGGCTTTTCGCGCTTCCGTCGGCGGTGCGGCCAAGCGCGTGGTCATCGAGCGCAGCGCCGTCCCTGCATCCGAGCCTTGGATGCCGATGTTGCCCAGCATCCCCGCCATCGCAATCGAGGTGGAGGTATCAATGCCTGCGGCCTTGGCGACCGGGGCAAAGTATTTCATCGTCTCGCCCAGTTGCGTCAAATCCACGTTAGCATTGCTGAAGCCGGTGACCAATTGATCGGCCAGTTGGGTCATGGCGGCGATGTCTGTAGGGTCAATGCCAAAGGCGGAGCTGATGTTGGAGACGATGTTGGCCGCGCCGTCAATCTCGATGTCGCCTGCAATGGCAATATTGAGCATGGACTGCATGGAGCCCAGAATGGATTGCGGGTCAAATCCGGCCATGGCCAGAAACCGCTGTCCCTCGGCCACCTGAGCGGGGTTGAACTTGGTGCGCGAAGCCAAGGCCCTGGCATCATCGCGAAGTTGTTTGAGTACGGGATCGTCCTTGTCCAGTCCGGTCAGCGCCTGTACCTTGGACATGGAGGCATCAAAGGCCAGGCCGGGGGACAGCGCGTGTATGCCTGCATTGAGGACGCGGCGGCCACCGTAAGCCATGCCCAGCCCGGTTTCCACCATGCGTTTGCCGCCAGCGTGCATTTTGTCGGCGCGCTCGCGGGCGGCGGCGAGTTTGTTCAGGCGCTGGGCCTGCTGTTCAATCTGGGTGTTGGTCTGGGCGATTTCACCGCGCAAGGCGCGCTGGCGGGTGGCCATCTGCGCGGTACCGATACCCGCGCGTTCCAGCGTGGTCTTGACCCGATCCAGCTTGTCTTTCAGATGGGTCTGTTTCTCCCCCAGTTTCTTGCTTGCTTGCTCGGTGTTTTTGATTTGCTGCTTGTAGCTGCGCAGCGATGACTGGCTGCTATTGTAGCGGGCATTGAGTTTTTCCAGTTCCGCTTTCTGCTGTTGGTAGGTGCGGTGCAGGGTTTCGCTGGGCACGCTGGTACGCGCCATTTCAACGCTCAGGAGTTTGAAGGCTTCCCGCGCAGTCTTGACCTGACCGGCCATTTGCTGCTGTGAACCGCGCTGGGCGTCCAACTGGATCCGCAACGTGGCAAGCTTGGCGGTGCTTTCATCGTACTGGCGGGAAATGCTTTTCAGCTCGGCCCGCGTTTTCTGGAAACTTGAAATGTTCTTGCTGGTGTCCTGAAGGGTTTTGAGCGCCGCGCGGCTGTTTTTCAGGCTCTCGCTCATGGCCTGGCTGCCACCCAGAATCTTGCGCATGGGCGCGGTGGCTTTGTCGATCGTGCCCAGGACGATTTGCAGGCGCATGTCAGCCATGACGCCCTCCGGTACCGCTGTTCGCTACTTTCCGCGTTTGCTGATCCGCGCTTCGCTGCGCTTGAGGCGTGAGGGCGGGCGATGCTCGGCCCGCTCCGCCACTGCGGCATTGAGTTCTTCGTCCAGTTCCCGGTAAAGCCGCTGACGGTTGGCACGCCGCCAGCGCAGGTAATCCTTGTAATCGGAACTGTCGAAACCGTCGGGCTCTTCTGAGTCCTCGGGTCCTTTCTTCGCAACCCTGATCTTCGCCCCTTCCAGCGCTTGACGCACATGCCGCTGCACCGAATGCGAATCGGTGCCCAAGATGCCGCGAATGATGCCGGGAAGGGATAGGCACAGGCCAATGAAAAACAACATCCCCAGCACAAACACGGTGATGATGATCGCGGTCAGCAGGAAGTCGCCCATGTCCACACATTAGCATCATTTCTTCCCGCTGCGCACGCGCGCACGCTCGCGCCAGTGCATGAGTTCATCCAGCGTCCAGTGTTCCATCTCGGACGGGGGCCAGTGGAAAATGACGGCAATGTCGGCCATGGCGTCTTCTACGCAACCTGGGAGGGCGCATCCTTGCGCGAGAAAAAACCGGCGATTTCGGCCCCAATCGAAAGCAGGTCAGCCGGGCACAACTGGCTGATGTCAGCCTCGGTCAGGGTCGGCGCGGTGATGCGCGGCAGCACCTTGTGCAGCGCGGATACGTCCAGTTGTACCAGTTCCATCAACGAGACCCCGCGCAGCTCGCCCGCATTGGGCTTGCGCAGGGAAATCTCGGTGATGGTCTGTTCGCCGCGGGTGATGGATTCTTCCAGGGTCACGGTAGGAGTGGTGGCGGGGATGAAGGTGTGTTTGCTCATGGCGGGGTCTCGGTTGGAAAAAATGTGTGGCGATGGGTTTTCGTTTGTGGGGTGGCGCTTACATCCCGATGGCGCGGCGGATGTTGGCCAAGCGATCCACACCGCCGACGATTTCAATCATGTTCACTAGGTCAATCTCAATGTCAGTAAATCCATTGACGGTGAGCTTGTAATAACTGCACTGGGTTTTGACGCTGAACTCGGTATCATCCCCGGCCTTGGCGGTGCCAAAGCCGATCTCGCTGTGGCGTCCGCGTACGACAATTTCGACGGCATCTACTGCACCGGTATCGTCGCGTTGATAAGCACCGGCAAAACGCAACTGCACGGCGTCATGGCGGTTGGCGGCGTATTGATACAGCACCTGACGCATCAGGCCGCCGCATTTCCATTCAAATTCGATGGCTTCCTGTCCATTATCGATTTTCACGGGGCCGGACATACCGCCGCCGCGATAATCTTCCATCGAGCGGGTCAGCGTGGGCGGGGTGAGTTCAACGACCTGGCCGATATAGGTATTGCCATCGTTGAACAGGTTGAGGTTTTTTAACTTGCGGGGGAGGGCCATGGTGTGGGTTCCTTATGCGTTGACGGCGGTGGCGAAATCGTGGAGATAACGGTCGGTAATGCGCTGGCGCAGGGTGAGGTTTTCCAGCGGCGGGACGGGGGTGAAGTCGTAGTCGATATAGAGTTTTCCATCCTTGAGAGTGTCTTTGGTATTGATCGAATCGTCATACCAGGCGTTGGCATCGATGATGCAACCCAGCCCTTTTAATTCCCGGAATTTGGCATTGATCGATTCGATAATGTCGCGTACCAGTGTCGGGTGCATGGGTTTATCGACCGCCCACATCAGGGCATCGGCAATGCTGTCGGCCAATACCTGCGCGGTGCGCGTGGCCGATTCAAACGCGAACAGCGGTTCATCGCTGCATGTGCGGTTGCCCCAGAAGCGGTAGCCGTTGGAGCGGATCAGGGTGGTGACGTCGTGGCTGTTGAGATACCCGGCATCGGTAGCAGGGTTTTGCAGGTCCCAATAAATATCCTTGGTGAGCCCGGTCACGCCGTTGACGGCGACATTCGAGAGGGTTTTATGCCAGCCTTGCGCCTGGTCGATTTTGGCGCGCAGGCCCACGGCCCGCGCAGTGGCGAATGCGGGTTGTTCGGAATTGGTGGTGGTATCCCACGCGGTGAAATCCGGCCAGATCAGCATCAATTCACGCGCGCCGAATTTATCGCGGTATTGGGCGGCGGCTTCCTTGGTGCCCCCCACGGCGCTGGCATAAGCCATCGCGCGCAGTTTCTCGGCAACCACGGCCAGGGCCTTGGCCACCGGCTCGGTATCCAGCCCCGGCACGGCCAGGATGCGCGGTTTGACGCCCAACACGGCCTCAGCCGAGAGCAGCGCCTGAAGGCCGCTGTATTTGCCGCCGGTGACGTTGCCAATGACGTTGCTGTTGGTGCTGGCCGCATTCTCGCCGGGAGCCACGCGGACAATCACGGTCAGCGGATCGGCCTGGTCGGCAATGGCGCGCAGGGTCGGCAGCAGGGTGCCGGTCGTACCCGCCTTGCCCATGGCCTCGGCCAGGCGTGTGAACAGCACCGGGCGGTTCAGCGGAAACGTGGCC